TAATGACACACTCAATGGGAGTTTAGCTCAGCTGGGAGAGCATCTGCCTTACAAGCAGAGGGTCAGCGGTTCGATCCCGTTAACTCCCATAGTATTGGAAAATACAGGTCCCGTAGTGTAGCGGTTATCACGTCGCCCTGTCACGGCGAAGATCGCGGGTTCGATTCCCGTCGGGACCGTTCAAAGAGTAGTCATATTTTTTGAAGGAAAGACTCGTTAGCTCAGTTGGTAGAGCAATTGACTTTTAATCAATGGGTCACTGGTTCGAGCCCAGTACGGGTCATAAAAGCGGGTTTGGCGGAATTGGCAGACGCACCAGATTTAGGATCTGGCGCTTAACGGCGTGGGGGTTCAAGTCCCTTAACCCGCATAAAAGATTAGCCGGCTTAGCTCAGTTGGTAGAGCATCTGATTTGTAATCAGAGGGTCGCGTGTTCAAGTCATGTAGCCGGCATACCAATAGTAATAATTTTTCCAAGCTATTAGCTTGGGCGCGTAGCTCAGGTGGTTAGAGCGCACGCCTGATAAGCGTGAGGTCGGTGGTTCGAGTCCACTCGTGCCCATTATCTATAATTATATTATTATGGTCCGTTGGTCAAGGGGTTAAGACACCGCCTTTTCACGGCGGTAACACGGGTTCGAATCCCGTACGGACTATAGCTATTTAGTAACTTTAGTTAAAGTAATCGAACTAACTTAGTTGATTGTATTTTAATGATAAAAAGCTTAAATTTGTTATACAACAAATTTAAGCTTTTTATTGTTTCTTTTTAATTGCAGATTGAGGTTTAAAAGACACGTTACAATGTTTTCAAGTCATGTGTTGTTGTAGGTTGTATGCACATATTACAAATCCCATTATAAAAGAAATTGTTTAATTAATGGATAGTAATGGATGGTATGGAGATCTTAATGTGGTTTTAATGGTAATTTTAGCAGTTATAGTAAGACAAAAGGTGACTTGGAAAAGCTTATGCAGACGATTCTTAACTCCCACAATATCTTCTGTCAGATTTTATTAGACTTCTTCTTGGACATGAGTTGGTTTACGATTTAGTACAAATTGAGATTGAGCTAGTGTTTCAGTGTCAATTTTGCCTGATTTACGAACGTGCAGGCTATTCAATTGCTTCTTAGCTTTTAAAGGATTAAACCGAGTATAAGCGTAGCCATTATCTGCGAAAAAACCTGAAGACGATGAGAATAGACATTAATCGCTTTAAGGATAATCTCAGGGTTATGGAAGGTTTTCAAGTTTCTAAGAAGACGATTGAGGCCGATGGTATCGTTTTGTCTTGAATGATTCCTTATTTTAGTGGTTTCATTTTCAATACACGACGTCAAGCGTCCTACATACTTTGATAAAATTCTACCTAAAAGAGGTGACTTGTCAGTTTTGATTACAACATCAAGTGCCAAAAGACTTTGCGACTTAACAAGACACTTCTACTTTAACGCAAAGAAAAAGTAGTGAGTACTCTCTTTCGTCGGAGATTTCCTCGCTACTAAACTTAGTATTTTTTGATACTTTCCTTAGGTAGTGCTTAAGGCAGCGACTTCCTTTGGAATTCCATGCCTTATTTTTGAGATCCTAGGCTCAAAAATACCAAGTGGCGTCAACACTAACATTGACGCCACTTTTACCACAACGAAAAACATCTGTTTTGGCTCACTCCACACGCAGAAATAGGAAATTGGATGTCAAATCAGCAGAGCTGTTCATGCTTTTTGAGCCTAAAACTGAGTTTGTCTGCGTTCTGAGCACTCCTTGGGAGTGCTGGACAACTCTTAACGATTCTTCAGTTCAAGATAACGTTTGTACCAAATAGTGATATAGGCCTTGGAAAATGGTCCTTTTTCATGATTAATCCAATCAACCAATATTTTGACATTTTCTTTTAGGATAAAGTCCATATCGGCTGAATACTGCATCTCTTTTTTATGAATCCCGTATTCATCAACATCAAGTAATCTCTTTTCACCATCCGCAAAGACTTTGACATCTAAATCGTAATCAATGTATTTGAGGGCCTCAGTGTCCATCATGTATGGACTAGCTAAGTTACAGTAATAAGAAACGCCATTATCTCGAATCATGGCTATAATGTTAAACCAGTATTTTTTATGAAAGTAAACGATTGCAGGTTCGCGGGTCACCCATCGTCTACCGTCACTTTCTGTGACAAGAGTGTGATCATTAACTCCAATGAGGGCATTTTCAGTTGTTTTTAGTACCATAGTATCGCGCCAAGTACGGTGCAAACTACCATCATGCTTATAACTTTGAATTGTAATAAAGTCGCCTTCTTTAGGTAATTTCATGCCTTACCAACTTTCTACAATTAAACTTATCCACTATAGTCTATCATAAATGTGTGAAAAAATCACTTCTTTTGTCAGTCTATAAATAATTTCTTAACTTGCAATTAATATCGTCGCTGTTGTAGCCTTTTCGGTAGAGAGCCTGATAGAGCTTTTGCTTTAAGGTATAACCATCATATTTGCGACTGAGTTTACGATATTGTTTGTCTAATTCTTTGTCAAGAAGATCTTCTATTTCTTGATTATTTTGGTCAAAATTAAGGTGATTGAGGCTATGTTTAGCTAGATCGTATGAAAAGCCTTTGGTCAGTAATGCTTGGGTGATTTTATCTTTCAAGGCTTTTGGTGGCAATTTTTCTTGATATTTGTCAAAGAGTTTTTGGCTTACTTTTTGAGCGAGTTGGCTAAAGTCAGTTTGAGATAAGATAGGATCAATGTCATGACTTGCAATGCCTTTTTGTAATAATTTTTGTTTTAAGACTTGGGGACCTTTATCACCATTTAACTGATTTTGGCGAATGTAGGTATCAGCCAATTTGGTGTCGTCTATCCATTGTTCTTCTTGGAGTTGAGTGATGATGTCAGCAATAATGTGTTCTTCAATCTCATGCTTGCGCAGGTAATCAGCAACTTGCTTGTTGCTGCGTTGTTGAAAGGAAAGAAAATAAAGGGCTAAATTTTTGCCGTAGGACAGTTGGGCAAAATGTTTCATGTCTTCAAGCTGATCATTGTCAAGGACTTTATCTTTACTCAACATAAACCGAACAATAGTGTCTTCTGTTACATAAAGGGAATCGTCATTATCCAATTCGATAAGGTAGAGGCGTTTTTTCTTTTCAATTTTAGTGATTTTCATACTTTGATTATAGTATTTTAAAATTTATATACAAGCAAATTGTTTTAAAACATTGATATTACAGCGTTTTAGTTTTTTTGTTTAGCCATAAAAAGTAACAAAAATCATAAAAAGTAATATTTTGTCGGGGACTATGTCGGGGAATTTTTATTTTATGCTGCCCATAAAAGCTGCTGTGACATTTTCCCCTACCTCGTCTTTTATGTGGGTGTATTGGCTAGTCATGTAATTATTTGAATGACCTAAAGCCGCTGCCATATGCTCGATTGGGACACCGGCTATTTGGCCCTGTGTAGCAAAAAAGTGCCTCATCATGTGCGGAGTAAAATGAACGTCGCAATTTTTATTAATTTTTTTAAATAAGCAGTAGATGTAATGGCTACCGATTGGTTTTCCTACAAAAGATGGCTTTACTTTTTCGTCGTCTCCTAAAAATAGGAAATCAGCCTTATTTAAGATGCGATCGTTGCACACGGCTATTTTGATAGAAGTATCAATAGCTTTTTTTAGCAGTTGTGATGTCTCAAAATCTAAATACACATATCGTTCCGAATAAGCTGTCTTTAGGCCTCCGCCATCTTTTCTACCTCTTGTCCTTGATTCGTCTATCTTTACGACCGCACAATCTTTATCATTAAAAGTTATATTCCCTAATTTTATGCCAGCTACCTCGCTTCTACGCAATCCAAGATATGTTATCCTAACCATTGCGTAGTCATAATCATCAAGCATTTTTCTGGCAACTTTATCCCAAGCTTTAAATTCTTGCATTGATCTACGTTTGTTGATAGGTTTTATTTCGCTATCGCCAATGTCAATAAATTTGATGATATTATCGTCTAGCATTTTATTTTTGACAGCATGATTTAACATAATACTAAAAACATCATATATGTGCTTTACTGTACTTCTTGAGTTGGTATTGAGCAGATTGTTAATGTAGTTTTCGTATTCTATACGGTTTATAGCATTCATTTTTTTATTGCCAAACTTTGGGCTGATGTGATTTTTAAAGATATTAGTGCGCTCAACGTATGTGTCAGGAGACCACACTCCAGCTTTTAATCTATTATCAACGTATATATCCCAGTATTCATCAACAGTCAAATTTTTATTATAAGCAAATTCATTGTTTTCTATTTTTCGCTCAATTTCAGCTAGCAACAAACGAGCTTCTTGTATCGTTTTTATGCCACTTTCAGTGGCCTCCTTTTTTTCTCCGTTCAAGTAATAGCCTCTACGGATATGGTATCGCTTACCTTTCAAAGTAATGTACCAAAATATGTTTGGGTATTTTGTTTTATTGTATTTCATTCTTAAATCCTTTCTTTTTTGACTTTTGGACGAGATCGAGGAGAAAGGATATTGGCATCACCTCCTAAAAATGGTATAATTAGGTACAATAAAACGACCTTTTTAATGGTTGTTTTATGTTTTTGGATAGCCCTCACGCTCAGACCGCCAAGTTTGAAAGCGTGGGGCTTTTTTTAGTTATTGTATAAAATATCTATTAATTTTATAGTGTCATCTTCAAATTTATCTCTATATTCAAGTAATCTTTCTTTTCCTTTTGATAGGTTATTTTGTTTTCCTTTTTCTGTTTTTAGCACATTTGCTTTTTTGATATTGTCAAAATAATATCTTTTAACAAATTCTTCTTCGATATTTAGCTTTTCGTTTGTGAGCCTCTCTAAGCCTTTCTCTAAGTCATCTCCACTCGCGTTTATAAAGTCATACTTACTTATTTCTACCGCACGTTCAAGGCTATATTTAGCTGTATCCAAGTTGTTAAAAAATGTGTCTGGGTTAGTTGTGTCATTAACAATAGTCATGTTTTGATTGTACAAAAACAATTTATGTTCGCATTCGTTGACTAAATTAGTTAACTCTATTTCTTTTCGCTTTACTTCTGATTTTTTCTCTTTTTTTGGAGATTTAAATAAGTCCAAAAAAGAATGATTTTTGCTGGAATTTAAATCAATACCAGATAATCCACCAAAAGTTGTTTTTTTATAGACTTTGTTATAAATAGCTTTTTCAGGGTCTGTTATCAAACCAACGCCTTTTTTATCATACATTGGATTAATAGACTTTTTAAGTGATCTCTTAATTTTACCTGTTGTCCTAGCTTTAATGGATTTTTTTTTAGACTAGGTGTTCTCAATCCTATTTTCATATCAACCCCCTAAATCAAGCGTGGAATTTTTAGTTATTATTGATTTTTCTGAGTTCATCCAAAATTTCTTGGTTTTGACTAATCAGTATCCAATTTTGTTCCACTAATGCTGATAAGTACGTAACTTTTACCTGTTCCTCAGCTTTTGCAAAACTCAAAGCCATGCCTGCTTAAAAAAATCCGTTACCAGCCAAATCATTAATCACACGTCTTACTTGCACGTTGGATTTTTCGTTCAAGTTGTCAATTCCACGTTGAGATAAATATTTTTGTATTTTTTGTTTTTCTTCTCTGGATAATTTTTCTCCGCCGAATATCGTCATAATAATCTCCCTAAATTAACTTCCTAAATTCGTCTTGGATCATTTCTTGTCCCCAAGAAGTTGATATTTTATAATGATTTGCAAATTTTAACCAGTCGAAGCTATAAATATCATGGTCAGAGAGATAATCTTTTATTAATTCTCTGACCATAAATCTGTCAGCTTGATTTTCATATTTAAGCAGTAATCTTTGGTACTGTTTTGGGTCATGTTCTATGTGTCCCAATTCATGCAAGATTACTTTTTTCCTGTCTTTTTCAGACAGGTTTTTATTAACATAGATTATTCGATGATCAGGATAATAAAATCCTGACCTATCCCACATTGTGTCTGGGAACTCAAATAGTTTTATGTTGTACTGATTAAGTATCTCATCTATCTTCACCATTTCCGACCCCTAGCGACAATTTAATAATAGCTTCGATTTTTTTGACATCGTCATCAGATAGTGGTTTGCCATCAAACATAACAACGCGCTCGCGTAGGTTCGACAGATCGATGGTTTGTGTCGGAGAGTTTTTAGGTGTCACTCCAATGATATGTTCTGGTGTCGTTCCTAAAGCCTTAGCGAATAAGTTGGCTCTATCTAGCGGGAACTTTCTTGCTTTATTAAAGTATAATGATACACCTGATTTTGACATGCCGACCTTTCTGGAAAGTTCACTTATCGAGATACGCTTCTCTTTTCTGATATTATCCATCAAGTCAATTATTTCGTCGTTTGTACGCATTTATTTTGCCTTTCTTCTATTAACTGTCTAAATTATACCACCGTTCTCTTAAAAGCACAAGCGTTCTTTTGAAAAAACTTTTTTTATTTTTTTTGATTAAAAGTGTTGACAATAAAGAACGTTGTTGATATACTTATCTTGTTCTTTAAAAAGAACGAAATAAAAAAACAAATTAAGAGAGGAGCAAGTATGGCAGTAGATTATTTACGCGTTAAAGCAGAACGCATTGCCAGAGGCTACACGCAAGACTATATGGCTAAGCAATTAGGATGGTCTGATCGAGCTAGATATGCAAAACGGGAGAATGGTTTTGTATCTTTTGATGCTGATGAATTAGCAAAAGTTGCTGAAGTTTTAGGCATTTCAAAAGATGATATTGGAATTTTTTTTACATACAACGTTCGCTAAAGAGAACGACTGTTTGTTTTAAAAACAAAAAAACGACTGCTGGAACAGTCGCTAACTAAATTAATTTACTTAATTATATCACAAGGAGATCACTATGGACAATATCTTAATGAGTTTGTCCGACTGGATAAAAGAATTTATTGAAAAAACAGTTAACAAATTAGTCCAAATGAAGTTAGACGAACTCAATGCAGAATTATGGACCAGAGAAAAAGTAGCAGAGAGGCTTAACATGAGCCCCGGCACTTTTGACAAATACTACAGACACGACAAAAATTTTCCAAAGGAATTGCCAGCTGTCCGTTGGAAAAAAGCTGAAATCATAGATTGGCTAAATAACAAATAAGACTTTTGGACGAGGTCGAGGAGAAATAACATGAAATTATTTAACTTTATTTTTGCAAAACCAAAAAAACAAGAAGAAAAATCAAAATGGACGATTGAAAACAACGGCTGGGAAGCTAATGCACGTAGATATAACCAAAAGCACGGTTTACCTGCTAAACAAATTTAGTAGGAGACGCATAACATGAACAGAATAAAAGAGTTGCGCAAAGAAAAAGGCTTGACTCAGCAAGATCTTGCAGAAGAAATATACGTGCATTATAGAACGATCCAACGCTGGGAAAATGAACACATAATTGCGCTTGATCAAGCGCAATTACTAGCAGATCATTTTGATGTATCGGTCGCTTACCTGCTCGGATATAGCGATACTACAAAAGATAACAAAGATTTTATCACAATATCTGTCAAAGAGTACAATGAGCTTAAAAACCGATCAGATGTTTTAGATGGAATTATTGAGACGTTAAAAGATAAGAAATGTGAAAGCTATTTTTGAAGAAGGGAGATAACATATCTTGGCGCAGGTCAGACAGATATACATACTGCAGTCGAGGCTCTATATAAGCGGATTTAGCGAAGATTGGGAGAATCGTTATTTTGAGGGTCCAAGCTCTGCTAGGGCAAGAGATCGACAAGCTACAAAATAAAGTCATAGCTCTGACAAGAGAAAACGATAGACCGAAAGCCGAAAAGTGGCAGTTAAAACGTAGAAAGAGGAAATAACATGGCTTATTTATACGAATTAGAAGGCATTTACGCACAATTACAGTCAATGGATTTAGACGAAGAAACATTTCAGGACACGCTGGACAGTATTGATTTTCAGGCGGATTTAGAAAACAACATTGAATATTTTGTCAAAATGTTAAAAAATGCTCAAGCTGACGAAGAAATGTATAAAGCTGAAAAAGAAGCTTTTTACGAAAAGCAAAAACAAGCGCAAGCTAAAATTGATAAATACAAAGAGACGATACATTTAGCAATGGCTTTGTCTAATAAGAAAAAAGTAGATGCTGGAATGTTTAAAGTGTCGCTACGAAAAAACAAAAAAGTTGAGGTGCTGGACGAAACAAAGATTCCTCTCGAATATATGACCGAAAAAATTGAGCGGAAGCCAGATAAAAAAGAATTAGCTAAATTACTTAAAACTGGTCAAGAAATTGCTGGAGTTGAGTTAATTGAAACTGAAAGTTTACAGGTAAAATAGATGAAAATCACTAAAGCAACAGAAATAAAAAATAATGATAGTTGTTATTTAATCTATGGTAATCCAGGGTTTGGAAAAACATCAACTGCAAAATATTTGCCCGGAAAAACTATTGTAATCAATATTGATAAGTCGGCAAAAGTCCTTAGAGGGAACGAAAATATTGATATTGCGGATATAGATACGCATAAAATTTGGGGAGAGTGGTTAGACACAGTAAAAGAGTTACTAAATGGAGCAGCGAATGATTATGACAACATCGTTATAGATAATGTCTCCGAGTTATTTAGGGCTTGCCTAGCGAATCTTGGGCGCGAGGGTAAAAATCATCGTGTGCCAAGTCAAGCTGATTATCAACGAGTTGACTTTACTATTTTAGATAGTCTGCGAGCGCTACTGCAATTAAATAAACGCATTGTATTTTTAGCTTGGGAAACCTCTGATCAATGGACTGACGAAAACGGAATGATTTATAACAGAGCAATGCCAGATATCAGGACAAAAATATTAAACAACTTCCTTGGACTTACAGATGTTGTGGCTAGATTGGTCAAAAAAACTACAGACGATGGGGAAGAAGTGAGAGGTTTTATTTTACAGCCATCAGCTAGTGTTTATGCTAAAAATCGTTTAGATGATCGCAAAGGGTGTAAAGTGGAGGAATTATTTGAAACTACGTGATTATCAAGAAGAATTACTAACAGCCATCAGGAGGTCATTAGCGACTGGAAATAAACGAATAATCGTCCAGTCGCCTCCCTAGAAGTGGAAAGACAGTCGTTATGGCCCATATCGCAAGAAGCGCTACGGATAAAGGAAACAGAGTATTGTTTTTTAGCCACAGAAAAGAAATCAATGAACAGGTAGAGAGAACATTTGCAGCAAATGGAGTTAACTCAAATCTGTTAACTATCGGTGGTGTGCAGTCGTTAGTCAGAAAACTAGACAGTCTCTCTCAACCAGAGGTGATCTTGATTGACGAGGCTCACCACAGTAAAGCCAAGTCTTACTTAAAAATCATCGACCATTTCAAAAACGCTTATGTATTGATGTTTACTGGGACACCAGTCAGGTTAAATGGAGATGGATTTGATGACATTGCGGATGATTTGGTAGCTGGGAAATCTGTCAAATGGCTGCAAGAACACGGTAATATAGCTAACTTTAAATACTATGCTCCGTCCATGATTGATAATTCTGCCCTCAAAAAAAGAGGTGGAGAGTTTACTAAGGATTCTGTTAATCAATCCATGAAATCGGTTATCTATGGTGACGTTATTAAACACTATGAAAAGCTAGCAAAAGGAAAGCAAGCTATCGTTTATACGCACAGCGTAGAAGCCTCTCATTTAGTCTCTGACATGTTTAATCAAGCAGGGTATCAATCGCAATCAGTCAGCGGTAAAACGCCTAAAAGCGAACGAGAAGAAGCTATGCAAGCATTCAGAGACGGAAAGTTGAGAATACTCGTTAACTGCGAATTGTTTACGGAAGGGATAGACCTGCCTAATGTTGATGTTTGCATTATGTTGAGACCAACTCAATCGCTATCGCTATACTTGCAATTTGCTATGAGGCCGTTGAATCCAAGAGATGGAAAGATAGCTATTATTATTGATCACGTTGGCAATGTAGAGCGTTTTGGCTTACCTAACATGGATAGGGAATGGCGTTTAGATGGAAAGACTAAACAAAAGCAATCCACTAAGATTGGTGAACCTACCACAAGGGTATGTGATGACTGTTATGCCACGTATTGGTCCGATACTCGTATCTGTCCGGAATGTGGGCATGAAAACGAGTTAACAAAACGTGAAATTGAAGAAATCAAAGAAGCTGAATTACAAGAAATATCTGAACAAAAACAACTAAAACTAAAAAATAGAGTTAGTACCTATCAATCACCAGATCTTTGTCGGACGATGGATGAACTAACCGAATATCGAAAACAACATGGATACAAGCCAGGATGGCAGTATCACATTGCTAAAAAATTAGGAATTTTATATTAAAAGGAGAAACACAATATGTTTGAAATCGACTACTCACAAGCTAAAGAATTCGCTTCAATTACTGATGGAACTTACGAAACTTTTGTTGAAAAAGCCGTCCAAGATGCAACTAAAAACGGCGCAGACTTTATTAACATCCATTTCAGAATTCGCAAAGACTTCCAGCAAGAATTTCAAAATAACATTATTTTTCATCGTATCTTTGCCAAAAAAGAAGATGGTAAATATCCAATCGGGGCAATCATGAACCTTGCAAAACAAGCTGGAATTCCAGACGGAACTAAGTTTAAGTCTTTGGATGACTACTTAAATCAATTGCTCAATAAATGCCTTAAAATTACCGTTAAAAACGAAACATCAGAGTATAACGGTAATACTTACAATAATTTAAACGTGAAACGTATTGAGAAATCCGACATTCCTACGATGGTTAACCCTGTAGAAGAATTTAAAGAAGACGATCTACCGTTCTAATTATGAGGGGGATGATAGATTACGCAATCTATTATCAACAAAAGGGATTTTCAGTCATACCAATTTCAAAAGATGGCAAAAAACCATTAGTCGCTTTTGCGGATAAACCAGCTTTTACAGAGCATGAGCTACGTCTTATATGGAAAGATAATCCTGATGCAAATATCGCCTTAAAAACAGATACATTTTTTGTCATAGATATTGATGTCCATAACGATGTCGATGGTCTGAAAAATCTAAGGGAATGGGAGCATGCAAGGTTGATACCAAAAACCTTGCAAGCAACCACGCCTAGTGGAGGACGGCATATCTACCTAAAAAAACCAAAAGGTGTTTCCATGGCGCAAAATATCGGTTTTATTGATGGCGTTGATTTGAAGGCTCATGTTAACAATTATGTGCTGGTACCACCATCAAATAATGCCAAAGGCATGTATGAGTGGGATATGGTGCATTCGCCAACCTCTGGCGAAATGACCGAAGCGCCTCTTGAGTTGATAAATGTATTGCGAGAATTAAAGCCTGCTTACGAGTATGATGCTAGTAGTTTTACATCTGGAGATTACCAAGGTAGCAATAAAACAGCTAAATTATTTGAGACGATTGTCCTTGGTTTTGGTGATACAGGTGGCAGAAACAACAGTCTCGCTGAATTTGTAGGTGGTCTATTGCTTAGAAATGTAGATGTTGAAATAGCTTACACATTAGCTAAAATGGCTAACCATAAAACTGCGGACCCTTTAAGTGATAAGGAGTTTGAAAGAACGTTTAAAAGCATGTGTGATAAGGAGTTGAGGAGGAGAAGTGGATTTTGAATTTTACAGAGAAAAATTAAATGAGGAACCTGGCATTGAACCAGGTAAACCTAAAACATGGTCTGCTATTAAATCCAAGCTGGTAGCATACCGAAGAGAGTGGTTAGAAGAAGCTGGTAAAGATGTTAAAAATCTATCAGAACTAGCGGTCGCCATCGGAATTAATAAATTCCTGCATGTTATTACCTTAGAAAACGGGAAAGTGGCTATCTATGATCCAGACCAAGGATATTACATCAAGAACTATAAATTTGCTTATAAATTAATCCATATTTTACAACCTACGTTTAATGAGACGAAATGTCGCAACGTTTTGTTTATGTTAGCAAGTATGGACAGGAAATATGGGGCAATGGACTTCGAACCAGAATACCAAGACGTAAGACGGTATGTGTTAGTTAAAAATGGCATTTATGACAAAAAAATAAGGCACTTTTACCTTTTGATCACCGATTTATCAATTTTAGCACTATTGAAACAGAACTTATTCCGAACGCTCCTCTCCCAACCATTGATGGTTGGGACGTTGAGTCGTGGTTACTAGATTTAATGAGCGGAGATAAAGACCTCGTCCAGTTATTATGGCAAGTCGTGGCAGCATCGTTAAATGGTAATTATTCTTATCGTAAGTCCATTTGGTTCGTGGGAGATGGTAATGACGGTAAAGGGACGTTTCAGCAGATGATCAGTAATCTGGTTGGTTTTAAAAATGTCGCTCCTCTGAAATTAAATCAATTTTCAGAGCGCTTCGGTCTTGCGATTATTGAGGGGAAAACGGTGATTATCGGAGACGATGTTCAAGCTGGTATCTATGTAGACGAAAGTAGCAACTTTAATTCAGTCGTGACTGGAGAGCCTGTCAGTATCGAAAAAAAAGGCGAGAATCCTTACATGGCGATATTCAAAAAAACCGTCATACAATCAACAAACGGAATGCCTGTATTTAAAAACAAATCAAACGGTACTTATCGTCGTATTATCATTATTCCGTTTAAAAAAACATTCTCTTCCGCAGAAGATAATTGGGCCATTAAAGACGATTACATCAATAGAAAAGAGGTTCTTGAATACGTTCTATGGAAATCTATCAATTTAGATTTTGATAAATTTTATGAGCCTAAGGTTACACAGGATCGTATGAGGGAGTTTAAGGAAGAAAATAACACGATTCTCAAATTTTTAAATGAGTATTTAGAAGATGTTGAATCGACAAGATTGCCTGTACGTTTTTTGTGGGATGTTTACCAATCTTGGTGCACAGAAAACGGTGTAACAAAGCCCAAAAAATCAAATTTTGAAAAAGAACTAGCAATCAATTTGCCAGACGGTTGGGAAAAAACCAAAAGTAAGCCATTAAACTACTTTAAGCCTATCAACGATAAACCTTATTATTGGATTGACTACAATTTTCAATGGGATGATAGTAAAGATGGTAAAAAAACAGCAGTAATTGTTCAAAAAAGTTACTAGGACACCGGAGGTTACCGCAACCGGTAACCGTTAAAACCGTTGGGAGAGTAAGGATAAAGGCCTTTGGTTACCGAGTTACTTCTATTTCTCTATTTTAATAAAAAATAATAATAAATATATATATAAAGAGAGTTGAAAAATGCGGTAACTCGGTAACCAAATCACCAAATAGCTTGGGAGAGTAAGGAGGAGAAGGACACCGCAACCGGTAACCAAGTGAGTAACCGGTGTCCGAAATAATTATATGACAACAGAATCACTAATCCAAAACCAAATCCGTGTTGCTCTATCAAAAGCGGGCCATATGGTTTTTAGAGCTAACGTTGGTAAAGTCAAAACAGTAGACGGTAGATTATTTGATACGGGACTACCTAAAGGTTTTTGTGACTTGTTTGGATTTAAGCCAGACGGGCAAATATTCTTCATTGAAGTAAAAAACGAAACAGGTCGAGTAAGGCCTGAACAGAAAAATTTTATGGAGGTAATGGCATCTAGGGGAGCTCTGGTAGGAGTAGCTAGATCTGTGGAAGATGCCTTAAAAATAGTCAATGACACTAGTAGATGATTTTTACAAACAAATGGAGCCGTCAATCAAAGCGTTTTTAGACGATAACATTACCATCGCAGATGAAGAAGAAGCTGACAGAGTCTATAGATCTGTCAAATACTATAAAAAACTAAACAGATTGCCGCCGCCTGATGTATTGGAGTGGTTCCAACGAATCTACACGACAGAGGAAATGATAATGTTAATCAAGCAGTCTTACCGCCTTAAACAAAAAAAGACAGATGAGGATGACAAGATTTACGAAAAGTGGATGTTTAAAAACTACGGTGACGTTAAGCTCGTTAAAAAAATCAAACGCATAAACGCATTAGCTAAGGCTCGGGAGATGGGTCTATGAAAAGACACAGACAGTGGCATAACGATATTAAATATACACCTAGATCTTACGATAATCTGTTGCCTTACGATATATCAGAGCTGTTAATAGCTCACGGATGCAAAATAAAGATGTCTGATGAGGTTTTAGCAGACAAGATAGGTATTTATACTTGGCAATTAAAAGCGCTCTTAGAACGCAGAATATTGCCAAATGAGAGCGTGTGTAAATTGATTATAAATTTTTTGAGAGAGGTGGAGAGATGCTGACGGAAGATACGTTTAAAAAAATTGAGGAGCTTGAAGCTGCTTGTCAGGATACGACAGATAACATTAAAAAACCATCACACTATCAAGGCAGGCATGGCATGGAAGCAATCGATGTGGTTAAAAACTTTTCAGCTTGTCCAGAGCACGAGGAAGGTTTTTACTGGGGCAATGCTGTTAAGTATTTACTACGATATCATGCTAAAAATGGCATTGAAGACCTCAAAAAAGCAAGGCAGAACCTTGATTGGTTAATCGAAAAGTTGGAGGAAGTGGAATGATACCGAAATTTAGAGCGTTTAACCAAAAGATCCAAAAAATGTATGGTGTTGATGGCTTTAAATCAAGTGAACGCAAAATATACAGATGCAGCTTAGCAGATGATGAGTTTCGCTCTGGTCGCTTAGAGACGTTTCATTTTGTCGAGGATAACCTTGATGATTATATTCTCAGGCAATCAACAGGACTGTTTGATAAAAACGGCGTGGAGATTTTTGAGGGAGACGTCGTGAAATTACAATATACAATTACTAGTGATTTAGAATTTTTTAAAGTGAATCAATTCAGAGGTGGTTCTTGGCG